CGCCCGGCCAGCGCCTGCACGTAGCAGTCTGTGGCATCCAAATAGGCCAGGTCTGCCGCGCTCAGGTTGCGCACCAAGTCCCAGTAGGGGGCCTCCACCAGTCTGCGCGGGCTGGCCGCCGTTGGCGCCGGTACCGGATCGGCCCATCCGCTTGACTGCGGCGCAGTGTAGCTGGCCGATGGCAGACCGAAGACGTCCTCGACGGCATCGATGGTGATCGCACCGTCGGTGAGCGTGCCTGCGTCGATGGACGCCACCCGCAGCACCAGATTGCTGACACCAAGCGCCGGCCAGCTCAGGCGGAACACGTCGGCGGGCCCCAGGCTCCACGCCGAGCGGTTGACCTTGAGCCTGACCCTGGCCAGCGGCGTCGACACCGCGGCCAGATCGCGCATCGCCACGCGCGCGGCAAGCGCGTCCGAGGTGATGCCAGGATAGCGCCGGGTCTGCGACACGACGGCACCCTGCGCCTGGATGTTGGCCAGGTCTTGGACGGTGATGCTGGTGTCCTTGAAGGTGTCAGGCTTCGTGTAGACGACCACGATCTCGTTCGTCGTCTCGCCCCACGATGCTCGTTGAAAGCTCTCCAGCTCGAGCACTTTGGTGGGGTCGAACGAAGGCAGCGCGGACACCGTGTAATCGGCTCGCACCAGCTTGATCTGGAACCGCCCGGTGCTCGGCGAGACGGTCAGCACGCCGCCGATATGGTCGAGCACCTCGCGCACGAACTGCTCGATCGTGCCTTGCTGCGACCAGATCAGATTGAGGCCAAAACCCTCGGCAAACAGCGTGTCTGCCGCGGCGGTGAACGAGGCGCTGTCGATGCTCGTGGTCGGGTAGCCCATGCCCCACGTTGCATTGGTGATGCACTCGTACAGGATGTGCGCCGGGTTGGCCGCCCCGCCGATCTCGGCCTTTGCCGGATACCAGTCGCGGTAACACCGCTTGACGCGCACCGCCCAGGGCTTGATATAGGGGTTGTTGGCCGCGACGTAGACCTGCCGCAAGATGAGCCCGAGAACGCCACGGTAGGCCGGCTGCGGCGAGCCCAATCGCGCCAGCAGATAGTCGTTGGCCGCCTGCGACGCGCCGCCAAAGGCCACGTCGACGGCGCCCTGCACGCCGCCCTCTCGCTTGTCGCCGCCAAAGAGTTCGGGGGCATTGATGCTGACCTGTGCGTTGGATGTGACGTTGCCGCTCCAGGCCTGCCGGTCTCCAACGACGATCTCGGTCACGGCGTCCACCGGCCCGTGGCATACAGCCATGTGCATGCCAAGCCAGTAGCGGTAGCCGACCGTCTGTTTCTTGCTACTGCCGCCCATCTTCGGCCTCGGCGGCTAGCCGCCTGCGGGCAGCCTCGACAACTTCGCGCGCCATGGCGTCGCCAGTTGCAAGCAGCACATCCGCAGGCAATCCGCGAGCAAGGAAACTCGACCAGTCCAGCCCGTGACGGCAGAACCACTGCCGTGCGCCCCGGTTGCAGTACGCGAGCGCGCGCATGTCCGCATGGGTGACCGTGACCTCGCCGCTCATTTCTTCCCTCCCTTGGCGACGATCGGCGTGGTGCGCATGTCCCCGTACCACACGACATTCGGGCTCTTGACGAGCACGGTGCCAAAAACCACCGGGATGGGCCGCCCCTCCTCGGCCGTGGGCGCGTCGACGTCAGCCAGCTGCGCAGGCTTCGGCTTTGGCGGGCGCGGAGCCAGCGCCGCCGAGATGAGCGTCGAGACGACGATGACGACCAGATACCACACGCTCCATCATCGGGCGCGCTCAGTAAATGGCCGTCGCGAACGGGTTCCGTGCGGGCATGAACGGGAAGCCTCCGAAGTTTGCCGCGTTGGCGAACTTGGCGCTGCAGGCGGTCAGCGTGTGATCGCAACCGGGGTACAGCTGCACGGCCATGCCGGCGGCCAGGCTCTGCGGTACCGATGACAGCGTCACGGCGGCGCCGCTGTGCGCCGTGATCATGCGCTTCTCGGTGATGGAGCCAGAGACCCACGTCAAATAGCCGCCCGCGAAGTGTCCGGCCGAGTAGCTGGCAGCCGCCGGCACCTCGAGCGCGTTGCCGTTGACGACGGTGACCGTGCCCGAGACGCGGTACGCCACCGCGCTGACGCCGCAGGCGCTGCCGTACAGCACGTGCGTGCAGTTGCGCTGGTACAGCCTGCGCAGACCTACGCGCTGAAGGCTCGTGTAAACCGGCTCGCAGCTGAACTCGACCTCGGCGTCGCGCCACTGCGCGTTGAGCACCCGCCCCATCCAGAGGGTCACCGTCTCGGTGCTGCCGCGATGCCGGCGATAGATCGTCAGCGTCGTCACCTCGGCCGGCGGCGCGGCCACGAAGCCCTGCGCCACCTGCGCGTCGCGCGGCAAGCTCACCCGCAGGCCGGCGCGCCCCATCTCGCCCGCCTGCTCGATGTTGGATCGGCGCAGTGGCAGCGGCTGATACACGTAGCCGATGTGCGTCTCCTGCGACGATCCGCTGCTGTAGCGCCAAACGTCGCCGCCGCGCCTGAACTCGTACAACTCGATGGGCGAGGCGTCCTGCGCGGACGCCTCGAGCGTCTGGTAGCTCACAGGTCGTCCCTCACGCTCGTGACGCCGATTTGCGACTCTGCGATCTCATCGGTGTGCCACGCGATCTCGACGGCATCGCCGGCCAGTCGAGCCAGCACCATGAACGAGACCTGCTGCACCTGCTGCGGCGTCAGCGTCACTCCCAGCGCGCTGTCGATGGCCAGCGTCTCGGTGGCGGCGTCGTTTTCGGTGGCGCCCGTGATGCGGCGCATGTAGCGTTGCCCCGTGGTGGTGGTGATGATGATGTCGCGCCGCCCGATGGCCGCCGGCAGCGAGGCGGCATAGCCCCTGTTCTCGACGGTGATCGCGGCGTCGCCCGATGCGATGGGCGACACGATGAGCAGGTCATCCTGCCCGCTGGGCAACCAGAATGCGGACAGCCTGCCAGCGCGCGCCGCGAGCCAGCGCTTGTACTGCGCGACCTCGGTGCGGCTGCGCATCAGGCGCCTGCGCGTGCGGCGCACCGCCGCCACGCCCGACAGGTCGTCGGCAAAACGCCTGCCGGTCACACTGTCGAGCATGCGCAGCTTGCGCGTGTAGTCGACATCCACGCCGTCGGCCCAGTTGTTGGCCGCCAGCAGCACCGCATAACCGCGGTAGGTCACGGCCGGTGTCTCCGCCGTGAGTGCGGCTTCGTCCTCGAACGAGAACCGCACCGTGGCATCGACGATCTGTGGCGCCGGGTGCGCGATGCGCAGCTCGTCTTGAACCCGCGCCGGCAGCACGGGCACGATCCTCGTGCCCGCGGGCCACGCACGTGTGGTGGCGGTCTTGAGCGTGATCGATCCGGTGGCCACCGACGCAATCTCGGCCAGCTCCATGTCCGGCCCGCGCACCAGGCCGACAAGGCCATTGGCCGCGTAGCTCGTGTCCGTCGTTGGCACGGCGATCGATGTGCTGCCCGCAGCGATGGCCGACGGCGAAAGGTACGCCTCGGTCCACACAGGCACCCCGTAAACACGGGCCTGCCACGACAGCAGCAGGTGCTCGAGGCGCACCCGATCGCGGTCGCCTCCAATCAGCAGCTTGTACTCGATGCCGCGCCGAGGGTGCTGGCGCAGGCGCACGCGCTGCTCGTGCCCGCCGTGCGCCTCGAGCACGTCGGTCGCCCATTCGAGGCGCTCGACGACGGGGCGCGCCCAGTCTGGCGCAATCGGCCATCCAACGATGCGACTGGCCGTGACCGAGAGCGCACCAGAGCCCAACGCGAAGTTGAAGACGAATCTGGCAGCTACCGTCGGCGGGCCGTTGGGCGTGACCGACAGGTTGTACTGCCGGGCCTCGTTGGCACCGAACGTGGTCGGCGGCGCGGCCGGGCCGGAAAGCTCGATGCTATCGGCGCCGGTCGCGGTGATGCTGTAGAGCTGGTTGGGCTCGAGGTATGCGCTCCAAACCTCGACGGCGCGTGTTTGCGCCGACGCCAGCGAGCCCAGCGCGATCGCGCTCGGTCGCACGTGCACGCGGAAGTAGAAGTCCTCGAAGTAGCTGTCCATGCGCACGCCATCGACCGCGCGCTGCGCCGCAACGCTGACATTGGGCTGGTACGTGCGCGCCCCGCTGGGCGCGCGCGGCATGTCGGTCGCGTTGTACGGGTACACCGGCGCGGTGACCGTGTCCCCGTCGCGGCTCAAATTCGGGTTCAGCGAGCCGGCCTCGGCCGGCCCCATAACGGCGCCGGTCAGCGCAGGCATGGATCAAGGCCCGTCGTAGCGAACAGCCATGGCGATCGTTCCGGAGTGGGTCGCGTCGAAGTAGTCCGATCCGTCACGGGTCGCGGCGTTCTTCCGGTACACCGGCGCGATGAACCAGCGATCTGACCCAAGGGCCAGGATCTGGCCGTCATTGATGTTGTCGTTTCGCGTCATGCGCAGATGCGGCAGCTCTGCCACGTGCGACCATAGGCTGGACGGCTGCGGGGCCATGATGTGGATGCGCACCAGCACGGCTTCCCCGTTCCAGGCATTGGGCTGAGTCACCAGCAGCTGCGGTACCGCACGGGTGGCACGGGCATTATCCGGGTTTGTGGTGTATTCTCCGGTCGGATTGTTCCACCAGCCGTAACCGTTGAAGTTCAGGTAGATCGAGCTGTTCTGGAAACCAGTTTCGTCGTTGGGTTGCCAGAACGGTGCGCCCGAGGTGTTACCAATAACACTGCCAGATTTGGTGCTGCCGCTGGAGTGGATCGCCACTCCGGCACTGGTACTGATATCAGACGTCGCCGTGCCCCAATGCCAGATGGCATTACCGAGCACACCAAAGCTGCGGGCTTGGCCGATCGCCAGCCACTGCCACCACGAGACCTGGTAGTTGACCGCGACGATGATGTCGTCCGGGTTTGTGTGCACGAAGATGTGGTACGTGACCGGATAGCTCAGGACCGTGTTGCCGGATGCCTGTAGGCGGTCCGTGATGCCGACCTGCTTGGCCGCCGGCGTGGTAAGCGTGCCGCCCGTGTAGCCGAGTGCGGCCTGCACGAGGACATTGAGGCCGCTGACGGTGAGCTTGCCGTAGATCGGCGCCTTGTACAGCATGCTGTTGGTGGCGTCCCACGTCCAGCCGTTGCCGGTGCCGGCCGTGACGATGGCGTTGAGCAGGTCAGTCGCCGAGTTGGCAGTACCTGTGTAATAGGGCATCAGGACAGCTCCAAGGCAATGTAGTCGCCGAATCCAGTGCGGTAGACGTCCTGGATGACGACGTAATTTTTGCCGTCGATCGTGAGCGTGTTCTCGACCGCGTTGTTCCAGCCGGTGATGTGGTAAATGCCGTCGAGGGCGCCGTACACGTTCGTCGCGTCGTACAGCATCACCGGATACAGCGCGTAGGTGGACTCTGCCGGGCGGATGCTGTTCGATAGCACCAGGTCGTTCGAGCTTTCAGTGCCCCATGGGGTGGCGAGCGGCGTCCTCCACGTCCCGTCGTTGAAGCGCATGCGCAGGTTGTTGCGGTTGCCCTTCCAGCCCATCGAGTGCGTCGTCTCGGAAAACCTCGTGGCCGACGCGCTGGTGAGCGTTGCACACGCGAACAGCGGCTGCGGGTACTGGCTGGGCGCGGCAAACGGAAAGAACTTGCCGATGCCGAACGATTCGTAGACGGGCGTGCCGACCTTCATCGCCACGTTCAGGCGCTGGCCGTTGATGGCCATCCAGTAGTCGATGCGCAAGTTGTGCGCCGGAACCCCAAGGATCGGCGAGATGCCAGGCTGCGTGCCGAACGAATTCGCCGCAACGTAGCCAGTCATGGTGGCCACGGCCAGGTTGTAGTAGTCGGCTCCGGCGTCCTGGTAACAGTACGCGCCGCAGAAGATCTGCTCGGTGCCGGACAGCCCGGGCGCCCTCATGATCAATTCGTGATTGGTGCTGACATCGTTGTAACGCAGGATGGTCCACCCTTGCGCCTGGCACGCATCACGGATGGCGCGCAGCATGTTCTGGTGCGCCAGTCGGCCGCCGCTATCGGTCACGAATCCAACGTGTGCGGGCATGTCGCGGCTCCCTACGCCAGCAGTTGCCGCACGGCGCCAGCGTTGCGCTGCAGCACGTTGAGGATGGTTCTCTCGCCAGCAGACGAGGTGAGATAGTCGGCGGCCATGTCGGGATCGATCACGTTGACGATGCGCACGGCGTTGTTGACCTGCGGCGCGGCCGGCTGCACCTGCACGGCAGGCACCAGGCCGCCGGCGGCAAACGCCAGGCGCTGCCCGTCCCACACCGGCGGCGTGCGCAGGCCGTTGATGGCATCGAGGAAGGCCACCCCCACGCGCTGCACGGCCGCAGCGCGCACCACGTACTCGCCTGCGGACAGCCGCGCCGGGATCGAGTCCGACGTCGACGTGCCGGGCCCGCGGACGTAACCGCCAGAAGCGAACTTCTTGATGCCGCCCAACAGCGCCATCACGGCGGCCACCATTGCAGCCATCGCCGCCAGCGCCAGACCTGGCCCCACCACCGGAATCGCGGCCTGAGACGCCGCCGCGCCCGCGCCGGCCTGCGCCGCGTCCATCGACACCTTGGCGGTGGTCTCGGCCGACTTCGTGGCCACCGACTGCGCCGCCGCCGCTTTGTCGAGCGCCTGCTCCTGCTGGATGAACC